CAATTATTCGTTGGCCGAACCGCGCAGAAAAGATTGCAGAGTTTAATGCACGTGTCGATCAGTACATCGAACAGTGCTTGAAGAGTATTGATTGATATAAACGTATATGTATGACTACCCGCTGTTGGCATTCTGCCGACAGCGTTTTTTGTTGAAAGGAGAAAGTAATGTGGACGCTTAACACGTTGGCGCGTTCTACCGCCATCGTGCTATCGATAACTGCAGGCGTGATCTCGGTGATTGGCCTTGCAAACATTTTCTCAGGAGCTTGGGCAGCTGTGATAGTTGTAGCAAGTGTTCTTGAGTTAGCAAAAGTAGTTACTGCAGCATGGTTAGATGTCTATTGGAAAACGCTGCGACTACAACTTAAAATATACCTATCGACAGCTGTGTTTGTATTGATGTGCATAACATCATTAGGAATTTACGGGTTCTTTGCTCGCTCTCATGTTGAACAAATTGCAACGTTGCAAAGTGGCGATCAGTCTAAACTCCCCGTCATGCAATTGAAGATTGAACAGAAAAAGCAAGAGATTGCAGACATTGATAAGCAGATAAGTACGATTGACAGTACGATTGGTGCAATTGCCGTTGGTAAGTCACGTGAAGCAGAAAAAGCTTTGCAAGCAAATGATAAACAGCGAAGCGGCCGACAAAAACTTGTAGCAGATAAGACAAAGTTAACTGGCGAGCTTGTTGAGTTGCAGCAGCAAAAGATTGCTATCGATAACACGGTGCGCAAGCAAGAAGTCGAAGTCGGCCCATTAAAGTACATTGCTGGGATATTTTATGACACCGTCGATCTTCATCGTGTTGAACAGGCAGTCCAGTTGTTAATATTAACATTAATGTTTGCGTTTGACCCTCTTGCTATCGCTCTTTTGATAGGATCAAATAGCGATAGATCTAGTAAAGCAAATCTGGTATCATCAACGCGATATAAGAAGATCTCTGCACTAGCTGGTACAAATCCCAAGAACATTACAAGCCTTGTTATCAAGCCTCAGCCCGGAATCAAGAAGCCGGTGATTGTCAAACGGAAGAAAACACCAAGACGAGTTTTGGATCTTAGTAAAGCAAATTTGATAAAGAAGTAATGGAGACAACATGCCATCAATGATCGACAAGCTACTGAACAGCTCAACTATTAAGACGACAGCTGTTCTTAATCAGTCGGAATCTTATAACGAAAAGGACAGTACGCCAACTGACATTGCAATGCTTAACGTTGCATTGTCAGGTCGAATTGATGGTGGGTTGACTTCTGGACTAACAATGATTGCTGGTCCATCGAAACACTTCAAGACGATGTTCTCATTGATTCTCGCTGCAGCGTATCTCAAGAAAAATCCGGATGCTGCAGTACTATTTTATGACTCAGAGTTTGGTACCCCGCAGTCGTACTTTGAGCAGTTTGGTATTGATTTATCAAGAGTAGTACACGTTCCAATTACCGATATTGAAATGCTTAAGCATGACATTGTCAATCAGGTGACAAACATTACTCGTGGCGACAAAGTGTTCATTCTGATAGACAGTATTGGTAATCTTGCAAGCAAGAAGGAAGTTGAAGATAGTCTTGGGGGGAAATCTGTTGCTGATATGACTCGTGCTAAGCAGTTGAAGTCATTGTTTCGTATGATTACCCCTCATCTTGCAATGAAGAACCTGCCAATGGTTGTCATCAACCACACGTATGCGGAGCTCTCTTTATTTCCAAAACAAATAGTTAGTGGCGGCACAGGTGCGTTTTACTCGAGCGACACAATTTGGATCATTGGTCGGCAACAGGAAAAGGACGGCAAGGATGTTGTTGGGTATAACTTTGTAATCAACATCGAGAAGTCTCGTTATGCACGAGAGAAGTCAAAAATTCCGATCACAGTAACATATGATCATGGAATCCACAAGTACTCCGGAGTATTTGATGCTGCACTTGGTGCAGGACTAATCAAGAAAGCGACAGCGGGATATTACAGTGTTGGGGCAAGTAAGAGTAAACAACGTCGATCAGAGATTGAACAAAATGAACAGCTGCTTCAAGATATCATTGATAGTGACGAGTTCAAGCAGTATATCAGTGAGACATATACTGCGACCGGCCAAGTAGATACGGAGCAGGAAGATGCCTAAGATCGAGATCAAACATTCAACAGACGAAGAATTGTATGCCAAGCCATCGAGAGGGATATGTTGCTCAACGGCCGCATTTGAAAACTTCTGTTTGTGTAAGTTTGGTATGATCGGCAGCTGTGGCAAGACACCAGAAGACGCAAAACAGTATTTTATTAACTACTATCGAACAAAAGCAGATTACATCGAAAAAATGTCGATAGATCAATTCCTGCAGGAGTTCGTAGGAATATATGAGGACAAATGACCGAGGACTTGATTCTTACACATCTATTATACAATGAGAAGTATGGAAGAACAGTTCAGCACCATCTTAAGAAAGACTACTTTCATGAACGAGTCGATCAGACAATATTCACTCTGATCGACGAATACTTTGATAAGTACAAGCAGTTTCCAACCAAAGAGGCGTTGTATATCGAGCTGAGCAACCTAACGACGTTGTCAGAGACCGATTACCACGCTGCGCAGAACAAAATTAATCAGTGGACATATGATCCAGCAACAAACTTCGAGTGGCTAGTTAAGTCAACGGAGAAGTTCTGTCAGGACAAGGAACTGTATAACGCAATCCGTAAGTCGATTGCTATTATTGACAACAATGATAGTAAGCATCAGAAAGGTGAAATACCTCGTCTTCTTTCTGATGCTCTCTCTGTCTCGTTTGAGACTTCTATTGGTCACGACTATCTAGAACAATCGGATGATCGATTTGCGTACTACCACAACAAGGTAGGACGTATACCTTTTGACGTACATCTACTCAACAAAGCAACAAACGGAGGACTGCCTCCCAAGACATTCACTGTTCTTGTTGCAGGTGTCAACGTTGGTAAGACTGCGTTGATGTGTCATCTTGCTGCAAATAACTTGCGCGACAACCGCAAGGTGCTGTACATTACACTTGAGATGTCTGAACAGGAGATAGGGAAACGTATCGATGCAAATCTCCTTGATGTTGCAATGGATGACCTTGAACTGTTGCCAAAAGCAACGTTTGATAAGAAGATAGCAAAATTAAAGGAGACAACAAAAGGACGGCTGGTCGTTAAAGAGTATCCAACGACTCAGGCTGGATCGAGCAATTTTCGCTACCTGTTGAATGAGCTCGCGACGAAACAAAAATTTGTACCAGACATTGTGTACATTGATTACATAAATATTTGTTCATCGTCTCGTATCAAAAGAGGATCGGCAAATTCATATGACTATGTCAAGGCAATTGCAGAAGAACTGAGAGGACTTGCTGTAGAGTTTGAGGTTCCGGTAGTTACTGCAACCCAGCTGAATCGTACAGGATTTGCTGCATCTGATGTTGGACTAGAAGATACGGCAGAAAGCTTTGGTGTCCCGGCAACTGCGGATTGGATGGCAGCTCTGGTGTCAACTGAAGAACTACAGGAACTCAATCAAATCATGGTTAAGGTGTTGAAGTCTCGTCTGGGGTCGAAACAGAAGTACCATAAGTTCGTTATTGGAGTTGACTATGCGAAGAGTAGGTTCTATGATGTAGAAAGTAGTGCGCAGGACGACATTGATGATGGGCCGGTGATGGACAATACTGAGTTTGGACATCAGGACCATGAGCGATCGTTGTCGAAACCTAAGTTCAATAGAGCAAAGTTTGCAGGGTTCAAATAAATGGAAGAAATAGAGATTGACTATGTACCAGAGATAAATGAATTAGCAATGAGACTAGTCGATTTGCAGACGGCATTAGCAGTGCTTACAGAGGACGATAGAATACAGTCCGATGCAAAGGTTGCTGTATGTCTAAATCTGCAAAGAGAGATTGATTCGATTACCAACGAACTCAATCAGGTTAAATTTGAAGAGGAAAATGTATATGAGCAGACCAGTGAATTACACAGTCCGCAAAAGTGACAATGGTAATAAATGGGAAGTTATTGAGAACAAGACTGAGCTGATTATTGCTAGCAATCGCAATCAGCAGATTATTAACTCAATAGCAAAGAAACTGAATCGTGGAGCCGGGTTCAATGGTGATACTCCTCCATTCTTTGCTATAGCTAAATAGCAAGATATCTATCAACGTATTGGGAGCAACATGATCAAGTTTTCATCATTTGTCACGTTATTGGAAGCAGCGGAAGACGGTCAAGGTAAAGTAATTGGGCTGTCCGGAGCTAAAAATGACAAACGGTTGGTGAGAGATGCTGCTCCTAACTACAATGTGCCGGCTGATAAGAGCATGTTTTCATTAAGTTCGAATATGAAAAAGGCTTATGATAAGACCTCAGGCAAGCACGTTTTGTTGGGAATGCCGGCCGGAACTCCAATTGAAATTCATGGTCATCGAAAGAATTCAGCTGGACAGAACGTCTATATTGCTCGCCATCCGATTACGAAAAAAACAGTAGAAGTTCCCACAACACACATTGCAATACAAACGGCGCAGTCTGGCATACATAATCCAGAATATGCAGTGATGTCACTGTGGAACCATTATGGCAAGAAGGCGGCCGGTGTTGCCGGAATGCACAAGGAAATTGATAAGGCTGCAGCAAATCCTTCTCATCCATTAAATCTTGTCAATGCTGCACAAGAAGGATTCAAGCATGGAATCAAACACAACGACACCGCAAAATCAACTTACTATCAGAATCTAAGAGATGCATCTCATACAATACAAGCATTGGCATCGCATCGCGACTTCTCGTTACTGCATGAACAAGGTGCAAAGATGTCGGTTATTGGAGCAAGTCGTGGTGAACTGACCGATGCATATGCAAAACATGGTGTTAAGGTTGGATCACCAGCTGCTACTCCAAAGTCGGATGGTCTAGTAATTTCCGGCAAAACAGGCAAGATCAAAACTCTGTCGTTGAAACAAATAGCACGTGAGCAGCAAGGAGTTGGCAAAAACGGTAAACAGCTGCAGCCGAAAAAGATCGGATCACAAATTATGTCTTCGTCGCCGGAAGAAGCACGGTCTGTATATGGGGTAGCATTGGATAGTATGCTACATGATCGGGCAATTAGTTCAAAACAATATGCGGCTGCACATGCCAAGCTTGACAAAATCAAATTTCATGCACTGCAAACCAATCATCCTACCGATAGCGAGTATCATGCTGCAGAAGCAAACAAACATCTTAACGATTTGCATGCTACTCTAGATAAGCACGGGCTACGAGAACAAGTCCTCCATGAAGGAATGACCGGACAAGGGAAATTCATTGATAAGCAGCATGTTGCAACTCATCTTGTTGAAATTGGGCCCGGTGCACAAGTGTATACGCTAGGGAATCATCATTCGATGAATGAATATATTCGACATCATGATATTGCTCGTAGTTCTCAAAAGGATTCGAGGTTTGCTCGAATTGAAGGATCGAAAAATGACGGTGCTTGGATGGCAACGCGGGTTAGTTCATTCAAAAAGAAAAAGAAATGATATCGTTTAAGCAATTCGTTGCCAAGACCCAACTAGTTGAAGGATGGCAAATTGGTGCAGATGGAGTAATTCCTCACATCGAGCACGTTGATGATCCTCAAGATCACAACGGTCATCATGCAACAGAGTTCAGTCTGACTGCATTGCATGACCTACATTCTCGTATACATGGCCATCAAGGGAATCCTCAGTTATCATGGTCGACTAAAGTTGATGACAAGATGTCAACTAAAGTAGCCAAGGTTAATGGCCGACATGGTGTTGGGTATAAGGGGAAAACTGCTCCTCTTGCATTTACGCCGGAGGAAGTCGATAAGCATTATGGCGATAAACCATACAAAAGCGTTCCTCTCAAACACCTTCTTGCTCATGCACATCATATAGTTCCTGCTCACGAAGACAACGTGATGTATCAGGTAGGCCTATTGCATTCTGGCGGCGGCAATCAGATCAAGAAGGTCGAAAATAAGCAGGTCACTCCAAATACAATCACATATCACTTTGATCATATTGATTCGAAAGCTGCAATTGGTATCTCCCCAGTACTAAAAACACACCTTCATCCAGTTACTGGCCAGCCAACTCAGTCGACTCAGCAATTCGATCCGGAACACTTGAGTAACAATCGAACCGTTCATGCGTTCAACACGAAGTTGAATTTTGCAGGGGCCGGTAAACACCACACTGCAGCAAACGAAGAAGCATTTCAGTATCATGTCGCTGAGGCAAAGAAGGCACACCAGCAACTATCGACCGGCGGACATTATTCGACTGCAGAACAACATGCCCCATACATTAAACAATACCACAATTCATTATTGAGACAAGGTGGCGTTGATATTCCGTCGAACCCAACGCATCATGGGTACGTCGAGTTCCTCAAACAAGCACACTCAAAAGAAAAGAGCCGATCAAAGAAAGCGGTAATCGATACGATGATTACCACTGCTCCTAGAGCAATGGCATCATTAGAACTAGTTAACAAGCTGCAGCATCATCTCAGAGGCGCAACGAATGCGTTGATGCCAGCTGCTCGGAAAGCATCGTTCCCTGGT